CAAGTGTTGAACCATCTCCTGTAAAATATTCCGTAGCACCTGCTTGTAATGATAAAACCTCTTTTGTATAAGATGATGTGGTCGGCAATTGCCTACTGACACTTTTATCCGAAGGAGTTCCTCCCTCTACATCAATTACATCCGTTTTATCTAAATCAACTTTTGTGTAATAAATTAAACCTTCGGTGGTTCGTCTTATTGCATGGAACCCCCTTTTGATTTGTTGACTAACAGGAATTATATAACCAGCAGTTGCCATTTATTAACTAATCTCCAATATACTAGCGTAAACTTCAGCTGATGGAGTTGAACTATCAGCTAAAGGGTCAACCCAACATCTCAATATATCATTATTTTCCAAATTTATAGGTTTGTCTAGTACCATTGTATTGTTTGTTGTAACTTGTAAACTTTTACCAACATAATAAAAGGTTGAACCACCATCCGTGCTAACTTGTACATTTGCATTAATTGTATTTGTAGAACTTAAATTGGAAACATACATAGCATGAACAACAGCTGTGACACTTCCACCTGCTGTATAAATATTTGCAGCTGCACCACTAGCTTGACCTAAAGTAGCCCCCACATTTTTAAATGTACTTGCCATTATTATCCTCCAAAGACAATGCCATATGCTAAAGCGTCACCATCACTAGCAAGAACATCTCCAGATGATGTGCCATCTTTTGTTAAATTACCAGATGTTATAGCTGTGCCTGTAACATTAGGTAATGTAATTGTTCTATCAGCAGTAGGTTCTGTAACTGTCAAAGTTGTTTCATATGCATTTGCTAGATAACCTTCAAAAATTAAATTTGCACCGTCTAAAGTTACATCTGTTCCAATTACAGCTCCGTTACTTGCTATATCTCCAAGAGTAGCCGAACCTGCACCACCAACTTCTTTAACTACACCGGCAACTGTTTTACTATAAAATTTTCCATCGGTAACATTTAAGGCTATTTCTCCAGCCGTTAACTCACCAGCTGCTGGTACAGATAACGCTACTTCACTTCTCTTTGGTTTAATTACTGTAGCCATTATTTACTTGCTTTTTTAAGTTGTTTAATAAGTTTGTCTTTAGTAAGTCTTCTATCTAACTCAATACCTACTTTACGACCTATTTTTTCTAGTTCTTTTTTTGTTTTCTTTTGCAAATCTTTTAAGTCAGCCTTTTTCTTTTCTGGTTCCATTGTCCAAGTTTCCTTGGAGCCTAACCATTTTGTAAGTGCTTTTAAATCTGTTTTAAATTTTTTCCAAAAACCCATTAGAATGACCCTCCGTCAATTGTTGTTACGGTTACTGCTCCTGTCGTTACCGTGAAATTATCAGAATGAAAACTAGCCACTCCAATATTTGATGTACTTGCTAATTCGCCTGCGATAGTTAACTTATTACCGCTTGCTGTAGTGTTAAGTCCTTCTCCAGCTAAAAATTCTAAAGTGCCACCAACTGCAACGGAACCTTGTGTTGAACCTTCGTCTGTAAAATATATTGGGTCGGCAAGTTTAGCAGAAGCAATATTACCTGCTAACATAGCATTTGTAATACCTAGTGCTTTAACTCTTACAGCGTCTGAAGCAACTTCAATAGATGAATCGTCAACCTCAACATCCATTGTATTACCATCTTTTGATAAAGCTGCACCTGCTGTAATTTGACCTGCGCCAGAAAATTGTGCTACATCTAAAGCAGTTGTTCCAAATGTTGGAGCACCTGTATGAGTAAACACATAACCGTTATCACCATTAGCTGTACCTGATTCTACGAATACAAAAGAACCACCTGTTAATTCGGCAGGTTGGTCTTCTGGAATTGCTCTTGTTAATACAAAAGCAGTTGAACCATCACCAACTGTAGTTACAACATAGATACCGTTTTGAAAAGCTGTTGATTGGTCTTTAACTAAAATTCTATCTGCAACACTTGGCGTTGCACCATCAACTGATAATGCACCATTTGAACTTGCTGTTAATGTCGCACCAACACCTGCTGTTCCATTTGCATATGTAGCTGTTAAGTTAACAGTTGTTCCATATTTACAAGATGGTTTAGTATCTAAACCTTGAGCAACTTGGTCAACATAAGCTTTGTTTGCTAATGATGTATCACTAAAACCACTTCTGTCTTCATAACCAGATGGTACAATTACTGTACCTGTTCCATGTGGCGATAAATTAATATCTTTATTGCCTGCTATCGTTGAAAATGTTTGTCCATTAATTGTTATATCATCAACAACAATTGAAGTCATGCCTGTAATGTCAGTTGTAGCAGCCGCACCTAAAGTAAGTGTCTGACCACCTAAAGATACTTGAGGATTTGCTATATTAGCATTTGTAATTCCAGCAGTACCAGATAAATTAGAATTGGTTAATGCTGTAGCCGTTACAGTTACCGTATTGTCGGTAACAGTTTGAACTAAACCACCTGTACCTGCAAAGGTAAGTGTTTCAGCTGTATTGTATTGGTCTGTTCCTGTATCACCAGCTAAATCAATATATTGATTAACTGTAGACCAATCTAAATTTGTTGAACCGTCTGTTTTTAAAAATTGTCCAGGAGTACCATCACCATCTGGTAATCTGAATGTTGTTGTGGAAGTTACTGCATTTGGAGCTTTAAGACCAATGAAAGCCGTTCCATTATCTGTGCCTTCATTAAATTTTAGTGTACCACCCACCGAGGTACTATTACCTATAATAAGTTCATTTACTGCCTTATTTGAATCTACTAATACTGCACCACTTCCTGTTAATGTACCTGCAACATGGTCCAACATATCTGTAAAATATTGACCACCAATTGTTGTTACATTATTTGCGTCACCATTTCCGTCAACACCGCCCTCACCAATGAATAATCTATCACCTAAATTGGCCTGTGTACCTGTTCCATAAGTTAATGCTAATTCACCTAGTTTGAGTGTGGCTGGTGCCGTTGTACCCGAACTTCTTTTTATCTGAATTACTGTTGCCATTTTCTAAAAAGCTCCTGCGTTTAGTGTCAAAGTTCCAGTAGTTGTTGAAATTTCTGTTTTAGAAACAAACTTACCATCACTTGACCTATATTGTAATATTGCCCCATCATTTAAAGAAGTTGTATCAACATCACCTAGCAATTTAAGTTGTAGAGAACGGTTTTGAGCTGCCTGCGCTGAAGGTAAAGCAACTGATACTGTTTGAGGACCGTCAGCTGTATTTACATTAATATTTGCTGTTGTACTATTACTTTGTCCTACTGTAGCTGTAATATCTGCCATCCAATTCTCTCCTTTGTATATTTATAATAAAAAAATAGTTAATTAGACAGTAACTTGAGGTCTTATGGTTATAATACCTTCAATAACTCTTGTAATTGTACTAGATGAAGTTTGTAGAATCTCTAAATCGTAAACATATCTACCTTCTTCCAAAACTGCTGTTTGGTCGGCAGTCAATGACATAGTGACAATACCAGTTGTGGGGTCACCATTTACTGTACAAGTAATTGTTGTTCTTGTTTTAGTTGAGGCAAACCCTTTGGCCATCTTGGCGGATGCTGTATAACCTGTTAAATCAAAAGCATTTCCATTTGCGTCTTTAACAGTTACATCCGAATTGAATGTAGCGCCTTGGTCTAGTGTTAGGTTAGCTATAGCTGCCATCTATTTTTTCTCTTCTGGTACTTCTTTTTTGACTAATTCTGCAATTCTTTGATTATAATGTTTTGTTAAAACTTCAATTTTTTCTAGCTCAAGATTGTGCCTAATCCTAGATAACTGAATTTCTTGTCTTACTGATAAGTAATTCTGCAATTCGGGACTAAACATTTTTTCATCATAGTTCTTTCCATCAATTATCACACTCACTTTGTATCTCCTTTTATTATATTTATACTACTTTGTTTTAATCTAATTCTGGATGTGTATCAACTTCTCCAGTTGCTCCCATAGTAACTGTTACACCTGGTATTTCTATAGTAGGTGCATTTGATATTTCCGTAGCTAAATCAGTAGTCATTGTCCATGTTGCAACAAGTGAACCATCAACAATTTCTCTATCAACAGCTAATATCCCATCAGTTTTATGTTTATCATAAGCAGTAAAATCTTTTCCACTACCTCTTAAATAAGTATCTGCATTAGGAAGACTTGTAAATGCAATTCCATCCTCTCTAGCAAATGTTACTATTTGTGTTTTATATGCCATTAGTCT